CTGCCAAAGCCGGATCAGGGTAAACCGCAAGCGAGCCAGCAACCGTGACCTTTTTTCAATACCGCAATAACCAACTTTATGCTGAAGATGTAGCCGCAGCTGAGATTGCCGCGCAATTCGGCACGCCCTGCTACGTCTACTCGCAGAGCGCGCTGGAAAACGCATTCCAGCAATACAGCCAAGCCTTCGCCGGGCACGACCATCTGGTGTGTTATGCGATGAAAGCCAACTCCAACCTGTCGATTCTCAAGTTGTTTGCCAGCCTGGGCGCCGGCTTTGACATTGTTTCCGGCGGCGAGCTGCAGCGGGTGCTGGCGATTGGCGCCGATCGCCGCTCGATGGTGGTGGAGGCCATGTTCATTGCCGGCGAAACATCGGACCCGGAGCGTGGCGCATTTGCAGAACTCACGCAGATCTATCACCGCGACTATGCCGATGCCTTCGGCAAGCGCCGCCGTGTTGACCTGTTCGGTGTCGACTCCGGTTATCGCTCAAACGTGGTGTACAGCTGGGTCCGTGGCCGCCCGGGCGCAATGGCGCTGAAGGGTTTGGACGGCTGGTCGCGCCCCGCCCTTGGCATGGCAACCCTGGTCGATGTCGACTTCGGCGGGCACAAAGTGAAGAACGGCGCAACAGTGTGGGGTGTCGGCACATGGCCGCTCAAGGCAACGCTTTATGCTGACCTGCGCAAGAGCGGCCGCAGTGGCGGGGCTGAGGTTGATCCGCCGGGCTTCTGCCACTTCGGCACGTGGCTGGATGAAATTTATTTCCGGCAGCTCACCTCGGAATATCTGGGCGAGGAAAAACACCGTGGCCGCACGCGCAAAGTCTGGAAGGTGCGTTACGGCGAGGAAAACCACTTCTTCGATTGCCGTGTCTACAACATGGCTCTCGCAGACTTCCTCGGCTTGTCCAGGCTCGCGCCGGAGCAGTGGGCGGAGCTGGCACGCGAGCGCGGGGTTCCCGCGGCGGAGGCCGATCTCCTGTCGCCGGCGCCCATTGCTTTGCAAGCTGCGTCAGTTTCCCAGCCTGTGAAAGCTGAAGCGGCCGCCGTGCCTACGGCCCAGCCTGAAGACAGCGGAGATTGGCTCAAGGGCCGGAGGTGGAAGCTGTGATCGTCGATACCGGAATTACTCCCGCCCTGGTGCAGGCGCTGGAGCAGGCCATTGCTTCGGGTGTGCTTCAGGTCGAGATCGACAATGGTGGTGTCAAGGAGCGTATCACCTATCAGTCGATCGACGACATGATCAAGGCGCATAAATTTGCCCTGCGCCGTCTGGACGAGACGGCTTCTGCGCCGTCGCGGCCAGTGGGCTCAACCCTCGGCTCGTTCGCAAGAGGCTGATCAGTGCTTAATCGTGTTGAACGCTTGCTCGCCGGTATTGCACCGGGCTGGGGCCTGCGCCGTCTTACGGCAAAGACAGCCCTGGCGCATGCCGAGGTCATTGCCGAGCGGGGTTATGATGCGGCACGGCGGGACCGGCGCACGGAAGACTGGCGGGCGACAGGCGGGTCTGCGGCCGGTGAGTTGGGGCCAGCGCTCGATATCATTCGCCGCCGCAGCCGCGATCTGATCCGCAACAATGAGTGGGCGGCGAACGGCAAGCGCAAGCTTGTGGCGCACATTGTGGGCTCGGGCATCGTCCCGCGCCCGGCCGATGGCACGGCCAAGGCGAACAAGAGGCGCGCCACCGACCTATGGAAAAGTTTCGTCGAGACCTGCGATACGGAAGGTGTTTCTGACTACTACGGCAAGCAGGCCCAGATCATCGGTGAGGTGGTCGAGGGCGGCGCCTGCTTCGTGCGCTGGTTCATGCGGCCGCCGGAGCGTGGTCTCAAGGTGCCGCTGCAGTTCCAGGTGCTGGAGCATGAGTTTCTCGACATCACCAAGACCGGAGAATTCACAAAGGGCGTGCTCACGCTCATGGGTGTTGACTATGATGCCGATGGACGCCGCGTCGCCTATTGGCTGTTCCCGAAGCACCCAGGCGAGCAGGGCTATGCGCGGCGGAGCATGGAGCAGTCGGAGCGCCATGACGCTTCCATGGTCGATCACGTCTTCCGTCAGGACCGGCCCGGCTTGCCAACGGGCGTGCCGTGGTTTTCGCCGATCCTGCTGCGGCTGCGCGATGCGGGGGATTATGAAGAAGCGGAGATCATCCGCAAGAAGCTTGAGGCCTGCCTCACGCTGATCGTCAAGAAAGACGGTAATGCAAACCCGCTCAATCTCGCACAGCCTGCCGACCAGAAGGCAGGCAAGGATGGCCGCAGGCTGGAGCGGTTGTCGCCCGGGCTTATTGCCTATCTGGGCGCGGGTGAGGATGTCGAGACCGTGATGCCGACACCGGCCGGCGGCTATGTCGAGCACCTCAAGCAGCAGCTGCGCGCGGCGGCGGCGGGGGCAGGGCTCACTTATGAACAGTTCTCGGGCGACCTGTCCGGCGTTAACTATTCCTCGATCCGCGAAGGCAAGCTCGATTTCTGGGGCGTGCTGGATCAGTGGCAGTGGCACATGGCGATACCGCAGATGTGCGCGCCCGCCTGGCGCCGCGTGATGCAGGCGGCGGCGGGCCGTGGCCATGCTGTTCCGGGCGATCTGGCTGCTGAGTGGTCAGTGCCCAAACGGCCCTGGGTTGATCCGTGGAAGGATATCCAGGCCGAGGGCATGGAGCTGCTGCTGGGCCTTGAAAGCTGGCCGGACAAGGTGGCGGGCCGTGGCTACGATCCGGAAGACCGGCTTGCCTTGCTGGCCGAGCTTGCTCCCAAGCTGAAGGAGGCGGGCGTTTCCTTCGGTGGGCCCGCGCCCAATACCCAGGCCGCTGCGCAGGATGGCGCGGCGGCACCACAAAACTAGTCAACCCCACATCGAAAGGACTGCTCATGACCGGTGCTGCACAGGCGGCGCTGCCGCTGCTCTATCGCGAAGCGCCCATCACCTCAGTCGACACAGCCGCACGCACCGTCGATATGGTGTGGACGACCGGCGCCACGGTGCGCCGGCTCGATTGGTGGACCGGCCGCGCCTATGACGAAGAGCTGGTGGTCTCCGCTGCCGGCGTCGATCTCACGCGGCTGAACAACAGCGCGCCGCTGCTCGACAGCCACAATGGCTATTCGCTTGATGGCGTCATCGGCGTGGTGGAGCGCGCCGAGATCAAGGGCAACCAGGGCCTCGCGACGGTGCGCTTTGCCGCCGCCGGCACCGATCCTAACATCGATCGCGTCTTCAAGCTGGTGGAAGACAAGATCGTCCGCAACGTCTCGGCCGGCTACCGCGTGCGCAAGGTCGAGAAGATCGAGCGTGATGGTGAGGTCGACCTGTGGCGCGTCGTCGAGTGGGAGCCTTACGAGCTGTCGCTCGTGCCGATTGGCGCTGACCCCGGAGCGCAGACGCGCGCTGACCGTGGCGCCCCGACTTTCCCCGTCGAATTCATTTCTTCGCAACAGTCCAAAGGAGAGAGATCAATGGACCCGACTGAGACGAAACCTCCCGTGGCTGTGGAACCGGCCCCTCCGGCATCCCCGCCGGTCGATACCCGCAGCTGGAGTGCGGGCGATATCGCCAAGCTGCAGCTGCGCGCCAAGGCCTTTGGCCTTGATGGCGATGTGGCGCTGGATGTGATGACGACAGCGCGCAGCCTGGAAGAGGCGACTGACGAAATGCAGCGCCGCGTCGTGGCGAACCAGAAGCCCGCAGCCCGGCCGCATATCCAGCTCATTGCCGACGAGGGTGACAAGCTGCGTGACGCGGTCAGCAATGCTCTGCTGAGCCGCGTCGACCCCCAAATCAAGCTCACCGATGGCGGCCGCCAGTATCGCGGCATGTCGGTCATGGAGATGGCGCGCGCCTATATCAACGACAGCAACGGTGTGCGCCTGCGTGACTTGTCCAAGGTCGATATGGCCCATGTGGCTCTCGGCATGACGCGCGCTGCAGGCATGCAATCGACATCGGACTTCCCCCTGCTGCTGGCCAACCTTGCCAGCCAGCGGATGCGCAGTACCTATGCGGCGACGGTGCAAACATGGAAGCCGATTGCCAAACAGAACAACGCCAGCGATCTGAAGGAGCGCACCATTGTGACGCTCTCCGGCATGCCGGAAATGCTGCAGGTGATCGAGGGCGCCGAATACACCTATGCCAAGTTCGGTGAAGCCAAGGAAAAATATGCGCTCGCCAAATATGGCCGCGTCGTCGCCTTCACCGAAGAGATGATGATCAACGACTCGCTCGGTGCCTTCACCAATCTCGCTGACCACTTCGGCCGTTCTGCGGCCAATCTGGAAAGCGACATTGTATGGGGCGTGTTCACCAGCAATCCGGCGATGGGCGACGGTGTCGCGCTGTTCCACGCCAACCACGGAAACCTCTCGGCGGCAGGCGGAGCGATTGCGGAAGCCACGCTCGATGCCGCTGAACAGGCCATGGGTGCGCAGACTGATGCGGCGGGCAAGGCGGCGAACATCCGCGCCAAGTTCCTCGTTGTACCGCCGACGCACCAGCTGACCGCCAAGAAAATGCTGACGGCCGTCACGGCTGGTAAGACCGGCGACGTGAATGTCTACAGCAATGCCATGGATCTGATTGTCGAGCAGCGGCTGAAGCCCGCTGCGGGCGCGGTGCCGTGGTACATGGCGGCCGATCCCAACAATTGGGATGTCATCGAGTATGCCTATCTCGATGGCGAGGAAGGCGTGAAGACAACCACCCGTGTCGGCTTTGAGGTGGATGGCCTCGAAGTCAAGGGCCGTCTCTTCTTCGCGGCCAAGGCTATGGACTGGCGCGGCGTCTACAAGAACGTCGGCGTCTAACCGGCCAGCACGGGCGGGCGACATAGCCCGTCCGTGAACGGATGAACCTGCACCAAGTTTCGGAGAGAGAATCATGAAGAACTATATTCAGCCCGGCGGAAGCCTGACGGTTGCCGCACCCTATGACCGCTTGTCGGGGCAGGGTTGCCTCGTCGGTGCTCTGTTTGGCGTCTGCGTCACCGACGCCTTGAACGGCGCAAATGTGTCGATCAACACCATTGGCGTCTATGAGCTCGCCAAGGCCGGTGCCCAGGCCTGGACCGTGGGCGCAAAGGTCTATTGGGACAATGCCGCCAAGGCCTGCACCACGGTGGCCGCCGGCAACACGTTGATCGGTTGCGCCGCCGCAGCCGTTGGCAATGGTGACGGAGAAACCCTGGGCCAGGTGCGCCTCAACGGCGTGGTGGCCTAACCATCATGTCCAGCGTCTTCGCCAGCCACGCCGCCCGGGCGGCCTCCGCCATTGACGGCGTGCTGGCGGAGGCCTTTCAACACTATCCCATGCGGGCCGGGATCAACGGGCCTGACAGCCTTGACCCGCAGCGCGAAAGCACAATGCTGCAGGCCATCTTTCTTGCGCCCGGCGCACGGCTGGCCCAGGCGCAAGACAGCCCGGGTCTTACCCGCATCATCACCGATCCGGCCCTCGTGCTGCGGGCAGAGGTATTGCCGCAGGGCTTGCGCACCGGCGATCAGGTGGTGCGCGTATCGAGTGGCAAACGCTACCGGCTGCGCAGCGTGACCGAGGCCGGCTTTGGACGCTGGCATGCGCCGCTGCAGGAGATCGCGCCATGAACCGCGCGGCACTGCGCCTGGCGACGGTGGCGGCGCTCACGGGCGGCCTGCAAGAGCCATGGCCCACCATGGCAAAGCAGCTTGTCTATGACAGCCGCAACGATGCGTTTTCGGATGAAACGACCGAGGGACTGTTTCCCACGGTCGTGGTCTACACCGACCGTGACGACAAGCCG